ACGAGGTTGGGGAGGCTGTTGAGAATACCAAACAGCAAGCTAGTAGCGGTTTCTCCTTCGGAGAATTCCATCACACCAAACTCCAGACCCTCAGCGAACTCGATGAGTTTGCGCTCAGGGATGATGGAATCAACCATCTTGCCAGTCTCATAGAGACCTTCGACGAAGCTGTGGATCTGCTCACGACGGTGGGCAATCTGAGCCTCACGGTATTCCTGCTTGATGCGGGCGTTTTCAGCCTTCAGAGCTTGAAGTTCAGCGTAGAACTCGCTGAAGTCCGTGTCATCTTCATCTTCATCCTCGTCATCCTCAGCATAGGCGCGAGTCATTTTCTTCGGGTTCATGTCACTGAACTCGTCATCCATGTCCTCGTCATCTTCGTCCTCGGCGTAGGTGGAGCCGAAACCGGTGCGAGTGTAAGGATTGTCGTCCTTGTCACACTCCCCATACTCGGGGTCATCACCACCAGGACCAACACCAGAAGGACCAGTTTCTTCGCCAACTCCACCGTCATACTGACCGGAGAGCATGGACTTTTTGCCCTTACCTTCCGAGTGCTTCTTCTCGAACTTCTCGAGTTCTTCGCTCTCGTGAGCTTTGCCGTAGTCACCTTCACGCTTTTGGCGCTTGACTTCCTGCTTGCGGTCGTACTCGCTGTAGCCGTGCTCGTCCTCGTCCTTCATGAGCTCTTCGGTCTCATGAGCGGCTCCGTGGCGACCCTCCTTACGCTGACGCTTAGCTTCGAAACCACGGTCTGCCGCTTCTTTACGCTCTGCAGTTGATTCTTTGTGGTCCTCAGCGAAGTGGCCCTGCTCTTTCACCTCTTCAGCGCGCTTGCGCAGAGCGGGTGGGAGTTTGCTCATGTCGCCGTACTCCATCTCGCCGTGATCGGCACCACCAGTCACACCGGAAGGACCAGTGCGCTCTGCGGGCTCGTCATCCTCGTCGGAATCGAAAGCGCCAGGAGTTAGGGCTTTCTTGGTCGATTTAGGCTCACCACGGTACGACTCGGAGTACACACCACCAGTTTTCAGGGTCATCTCATCAGGACCACCCTCGAACTGACCGGACAAGATTTTCTTCTTGCCCTTACCTTCAGCATACACACCACTCTTACCGGTCACCTCAGCAGGTTCAGGTTCAGCGTGGTCCATGACGGAACCTGGGATACCACCACCAAAGGATTTCGGCATTTTTTCGCCGCCTTTGATGTACATCACACGGGAACCTTTAGCACCCTTGACGTTTTTCACACCAACTGCGAAGATTTCGCCGTCAGGCATCTCTTCGGTTTCGGTTGGCATTTTGGTCTCGCTATCGACACGACCTGCTGGGTTGTTGCCCGAAGCGGTCTTAGCGTCGTTCACACCATAGTCGACGTCGTCATCATAGACGTCGTTGTTGTACATTTGTTCACGACTCATGGTGTCGTACCGTCCTTCATCATCGGGGTCAATGTAACGACCGGTCTTACGACGGTCTTCTTCGATGTCGTTGTTTTTGGCGGGAGGGCTACCAGCATCATGCTGCTCTTTGCCAGTCGAAATTTGGTCACGACCAAAGGTCGCTTTCTCAGGAGTGGTCTTGCCGGTTTTGTAGCGGTCAGCTTGTTGCTCACCGCTCTTGGCGGTTTCGTAGCGGTCTTCGCCAACACCTTTACCTTTGGGACCATGACTGTTCCAAGAACCACCGTGGTTCTCAGCATAGTTCACTTTGCCCGGCTCCATGCGGGGATTCCGCATTTTGGGGTTGTTGGCGTCACGCTCTTCGTGATCAGTGTGCATTTCGTCTTCGTCTTCACGATAGACGTTTTCCACAACTTGAGACACAGAGCCGTGCTCAGTGCTTTTTCTTTTCCGGCTAATGCCTTGCTTTTCCATGTAGGTAAAGTCCTCTTCGGGGAACTGGTCTTCAAGATCTGCCACAGACCGAGCGTTATCCCCACGTCGTGGGCGTTCGGTAAAGTTTGCAGGGTTACTTGGGTTTTCAATTTCAGAAGCGCTGTCCTCTTCTTCAGCAACCTCAGCTGAGGTGTCTTCTACTTCTTGTTCCTCCGGAGTGCCAATGGCGTCGGCGACTGCTGCACTCATCTCACTTCGTGCGAGATCGAGTTTTTCCTTGAGCATTTCAAGGGGACTCAAATCGCGAACGAGTGTGGGACCGAGATCTTTGTCAAAAACTGACATCGGGTCAAGCGCGACGGCGAAGTCATAGACTCCGACACGTTGATCCCACTCGGCGAAGTTGAATGGCTCCAGACCCTTCACAGCCGGAGGAGCAGCACCGAGCAACGCCAGATGGCGTGCTGTCCACTTACCGGGTGTTGGATTGATCTGAGAATCTGGAGAATAGAAGGAAATGGAGACTTTGCGATAGTGTCCGTCTTTCACCAAGTCTTTTGCGACATCAGTGAATTCTACGTCGGCATAAAGGTTTTCGCCTTCGCGAGAAAAACCTTTAATCCAGCCGTAAGACGGTAAACTGTCCGAGTCGCCTTGGTGACCTAAAACTAGTGGCGCTTCATGAACTGACGGGTCGTAAGATTCTACGACTTGGTCGAGGTCTTTGGTGCTGAAGCTTCGGGCCACGCCTTGGGCTGACGTTTGATCGCCAGCCATAAAACAGTGAATACGTTTTACGAACATATGTATTCAGCGGTGTACCCTGAACGTAATGATCTACTCGGATCCTTGAGACACCTTTTTAGGGACATATACGGAATAAGACCACTTTTGACGGCGTCTTTTATACTCATAAAGATGAACTCTTCACCAGATGATGAAGTGATCTTTACTCGTTTACCGTATTCTTCCTTACACCTTTGTCCACCTTTTCTAGTCCACTCTGACCTGGGGGCGTCCGGATGAAAGATACCCGTACGTTCCTTGTGTCGTCGGTGTCCTTGGATAGGACCGTTTATTTTCCCCCATCTACGTGAAGATTCAGGGTTATTTTTTGGACGATCACTAAATGGTGAGAGATTGTAACACTGTTCCACCCCAAACCACATGTCAAGGAGTGACTGTTCTAAAATGGCGTTATCACTATCATCTTCAAAAACCTCCCACACAAAGGTGTCTGGGGACTTACGAAGTGAGTTGTGAAAAGGTGTGTTTCGTTTGGATAGGAGATGTTGTTTCTGTCTCTTTAGGAAGTTAGTAGTACTTCCGATATAGAACTTGCCGTTCTGCGTGTTTGTGGCTATGTAAGTAATCATCGGTGATTTTTGAGGGTGCGAGGCTTTGTCTCCTCTGGTAGTTTAACCGATTGGCTAATTACTTTTACCCTCACTCAGTTTAGCGAGTTTTCATCTTCAGAAACAGCTTCATCCTCAGTGATTTCTTCGTCACCGAACGGTTTTTCTTCTTCTCCGTCAGATCCGAAGATTTTGTCATAGAGATCACCGTCGGCTTCAGGGTCATAAGATTCGGGAGCATCTACTGCTTGGGGAGCAGCCGCTTGGAAATCCTCTTCTTCTGCTAAATCCACTTTGAAGTGATTTTCTATCCATTCTTTTTTGGGTTTAAACCCTGACTGAATCATCAAACTTACATCTGCCATTGTTAGTTGGGATTCCTCTAGTCGGAACTGGCGGCTGATGGTAGGAGCCTCAACATTCACACCGAAGTTGAGGTCGACGATCCAACGAATGAGAGTGTCGCTCAGTGTTTGCGACAGAAGTTGGGAAAGTTCGGAGGCGCGAATAACCCGCACCATGTTCGCAACTTGGGATGAAGCCCGTGAGCCAGCTTCGGCTTGACCTGCTTCGTCTTCGCCACAAACTAGGAGTGAAATCTCCTTGTCGATGTACTCGATGAGGTTCATGAAGATGTCAGCTGAACCTGATGGGTTCAGGAACTCCAGTTCATAACCCTCAGGTAGGATCATCGCTGTCTCTTGAGACAGGTTGGAGAGGTGGTCGTACAGCGTGTCAATCTCAACATTTGAGGCTGAGAGTGGAGCCTTGGCGATAGCTGTCGGTGTGGCATAACGATCACCGTACAGTACGTAAGACTCAATAGCACGACGCCGAAACTTAACGATCGGATACAAGATACGGCCCAAGCCCGTTCCATATGGGTCACCAGTGTGTGAGAGCCAGTAACGCTGAATGATGAACTTTCGCGCTGGCAGTTCAATACCTTCGAACATGCGGTTGAAGGTTAGCACACGCATGGTGAAACCAGTGTCGGCTTCTTCGCTCTCTTGGAACACGAAGCGACGTTGGTCGCGAATGCGAACGTCGAATGGGATAATGCCTTGATTCGTCTTCTTCCACATCACCTCTCCCACAGAGAAACCGCAGATGAGGGACTCAGCAAGACCCTTGTAGAGATCATCCACATCAAGGGACGAAAGCGCCTCCTCAACGTAGTCCTTCACCGCTAAATCACCGGGTTTCTCTGAAACTGGGGTGATAATCCAATCGCGGGCCGTGATCTCCTGACACAACTTCATGAACGATGCCTGGACCGAGGAATCCCACAGCAGTCGCTTATAGATAATTAGGGCTCTGTTACCACCCTTCTGGATGATGAGGTCGTCATCAGGTCTGACGATTGTGTTCCCCTGCCCTGTAAAGGGAGAGGAACTGCCGAACATGTAGATCGACGATAAGTTGTAAGGGTCGGTTACATATTTTGCGACCTCACCCTTCGGAACTGGAGGAATTTGGAAGCGTTTCGCCATTAGATGCTCAGGGTGAAGGAGAGAGGCGGCTGCGGCACCCCATTAACGTAGTAAGTAATGATGATTCGATATAGTCCACTATCAGACCCAGTCCAGTCCCCAACTACGGATACCGCTTCCACTTCTGGGACATTTTGCTCGATTGCAAGTTGGAATTGAGAATTGATGAGAGCAGGCTTTAACACCTGAAAGATGTAGTCGTCCGTGCCATAGTTGGCTCTCATCACCCTCTCGTACCATCTTGTTTCTACGACTGAGAGGACGTGTTGACCAATTAGATCAAAATCAGATGACAAAGACAATCCGCCATTTGATAAGGCGAGAGGATAGGTCAATCCTCGAATTTTAGGCTGAAGGGGATTGACGCTCATCGACGATACCGTTTGGCCATTTCAGAATTGAGTTTCATCATTCGAGAGCTTTTCTCTCTGATGTCTATCTTAGCGTCCGCTACTCTACCTACTTCCTCACGAAGTTTGTCAAGTGGCAGTGAGATATAAAGAATTGGTTCGAACAGCTCAATGGCTTGTTCGGTTTGAGTCGAGTGTTCCCTTTCTTCGGACTCTTCAAGGATGCGGGCGCAGAGGGCGCCTAAAGAGACACCCTCCATTGCCGCACGTTGTTTGAGCTTCGAGTGAAGGGAATCCTCGACGTTGAATAGAATTCGTTTCGCCATGGATTCCCTAATCATCAGATAGCGTTGTCTTGACCGACGCCTAGTGCGTCAAGCTCGTTCTGCATGTTGCCGATGGCCACACGAATGAGGTCGACTTCGATGCGCTCCAGTGTTGGCACCGGAACCACGAACACCTTGGCTCGGACGAGGCCGCTTTCCAAACCAGTTTTAGTTTGAACGCGCTCATCGCAAATAACCTGGAAAGCATCTCCAGGACGTTTTCCGAACAGAGCACCACGGACATACAGCTCGTTGAGGATGCTGTTGCCGATGGAGATGATCTTGTTGTAAACGAGGCCGAAACCGTCGATCACGTTAAAGATCTGACTGTCGAATGCGCGGCGTAGGCTACCATACACCACGTTCATGATCACGCGAGTGTTCACGAACTGGAACAGGCGCTGCTCAGCGTCGGCCTGGTTGATGCGAGTGCGACCACCCCAGATGAATACGGTGTTGCCATATCCAGGCAGTGTGCGGCAGACGTTGCAACCTTTAGGGTTGAGAATGTCTTGCTGAATGCTGTTGATGGGGATCTGAACAGCGGACACACCATTGAGGGGATACCTGACGCCGGCAGGCGGATACTGGAAACCCTCACTACGATAGCGGCGAATAGCCACACCAGTGATATAAGGGCTCGGAGGAATCCAAGCACCAGAAGCGTTCTTCAGGTACGGGCCATAGTACGCGATGAAACCACGAGGGTTGTAGTACTCTTGGCTGTCCTCGAGCAGTTTCTGTGCGTCGTCGATACCGGTTGCAACAACAACTGCGGCAGGAACACCTTCATTGAAGGTACCACGCAGACCGTAATCCACCAGCTCTTCGGAGGTGACTGCATTGAAGCGCCACAAGTTAGAAGGAGCTTCCTTATAAGCAATATAGCGGAGAGTCAGAGAAGAACCCCACAATACAGTCTTATTGCCCGAACCATCGGTGAAGGTCGGGGTGATGTAGGCTTGAGCTGAACGATCATTGGCCGTCAGAGGTGTGCAGAAGTAGCTCACCGTGTTCTGAGAACGAAGAACGAGATCTCCAAGGAATCCAGCATTTTCTGGATTTGGAACGCCCGCATCGAACTCACCAAATGGCGAGTAATACTTTGCATCAGGCTGATTTTCTACACGATAGAAGCCAAGTGTGTGAGGTTGGCCCACATCGGCGGGACCGGACAGAGGATCGAGGTTAGCGGGATAGAAGGTGGGCAACACGTTGTAGGTGTTGAAACCATACTTACGACCGCGAATGAGATTCACCACACCCTCATTATTGTAGAGGCTGGTATTCTCAGGAGCAACAACCAATCCGCTGTAAGACAGGGTAGTTTGTCCCACATTCAGTCCATTATTGGGGAACTGAATAAAGATGCGGCTGTTAAGATTGCTCAGAGTGGTGGCCAAACGGAATTGATTACCGTTGATCACATTCACATAGTACCGAACAGAAGCAGCAGATGTGGAAGCATTCACCAGAGTTCCAGTACCAATTTTAGTAAGTGGAGCGGTGAAGTAGATGACAGAACCATTGACAAGGCCATGGTTCAAACATCCGAATACTGCTGGACTGTTCGTTTCTGAAGGATTTTGCTTGGTAATGTCAGTCTCTGCAAATTTGCGAGAGAATTGAGCAAGTTGGAAGTTTTCAGTACTGTTCTGAAGTGTTCCAGGCAAGTGGAGAGTGTTTAGATCAAGCAGCTCGTTAGTGTCATTCAGAATCAAGTCAGAAACTTGACCATCGATTTCGACATTGAGATCCCATGCGGGAACTTCGTAGGTCAAAAGACCGGTTCCTTTGGTCTGCAGCGAGGCATATCCTTGAGCCGGGACGGTTGGGGTTCCACCACTAAAAGTGACAGTCGGCACATCAGTTTGGCTGTAGCCACTTCCTGCGTCAGTGATGACGACGCTAGTCACACCGCCAGTTCCACCAACAACAGCGTAACCAGTTGCAGTACGCCCACCAAGAGCAGCAGGAGCGCTGAAGATCACATCGGGCTCATCACCAACGGTATAGCCGGAACCAGGAACAGTGATCACAACACCGGTGACGGCGTCACCAAGCAGTCCAGAACCACTGGAAGTATCAACGGGGATACAGCCAGGAGGCAGAGTCTGAACACCAGGATACTGAGGAGTGCCATCTCCATTGAGACCGCCTTTGCCGATGATCCAGTTGTAGGCAGTGATCGCTTGAGGATAGGTTGCAGCGAAGTAGATGTAACCAGTGAAGGTTTTTTCTGTTGGGGTTAGGTAAGTGGGAACCACATACACAGTTTCACCGTCTAACTCAGCAAGAGCTCCCACGCATTTGCTCAGAACCACAGGGGTGCCAGCTTCCTTAGTGGAAGGCCAGCTTGCGTTCTGAAGATCGAGAAGACCCGGACGGTCAAAGTCAGGCGTGGTGCTGGTCGCAAAAGCGATTTCACCATCGTCACGCAGGGACAAGAAACGATCGACAGGAACGTTCAGGTTCTGCGAGCCGTTGACAGCAAATTCAGGGTTGCTCTCAGTGCCGCTCAGGGGGGTGTAACGAAGTTGCAGATAATTGGTGTCGTCAGCGGTCCACTTATAGATGGTGTTACCGACAAGGAACTCTTGATTAGTCTTTAGCGGAGCAGCTGCTTCATGCTGAAGGAAGTTATTGTACTCCAGAATGTCGGTCACATTGTATGGACCAGCATCAGCAATTGCCATCCACTTGTGGCTATTCAGTTCTGCTTGACGGGCCATTTCTTGACCAATCAAACGGCGTTCTTCTGGACCAAACTTAGCGAAAGCCACAGGAGCGGTCAGGTAACCCTGATCTTCCTGATCAACAAAAGCGGTCTTCAGACACTGAATGTAATCAGAGACGAGCTCGTTGGTATTCTCATTGTCGGGAATGACAGGACCAACGGTGTATGCATTCAGAGTGAACACATAGTAAGCGCCATCGCTAGGAGGCTCACTCTCAGGAACCACACTCACAGGAGCGTTGAACTCACGACCAGCGAGATACTCGAAAGCACACTCAGCAAATTGCCCTTTGCAAACGCCCCGATCACGAACGATGGTGCCAGCAGCTACGTTAGGATCGGTGGTAACGGCAAGAGCGACAGCATCACGGATCGCAATGGCGATCTTTTTGTTGTTGTCGTAATTGCCTTCGACATAATCAACGGGAATCTCTACAGGCACACCTTTCCAGGTGCCACTGCTGGTGAATTCACCGAGACGTGCGCCGTTGATCAGAAGTTGGGCGAACACGACATCGCCAGCTTGAAGAGAACTGGAAACGCCCAAGCCGTTGGTCTTGAAACCAGAAGGATTGAACTGCACTTCCACCACGTTAATGGGAGTTCCCACGCGGATCACGCGCAGGTCACCAACATAGCTTTGGGTGAAGAATGCGTCAACACACTGATACGACAGCAGTTCGATCTTACCAGCGGGGATAACTCCGCCGATCAGACGCACATATTCACGAGAGTTGGTGACTTGCACCGGCTCGTTGAAAGGGAAGAGTGTGGTGGGAACTTCAGGGTCCACCTCGACCAGCATATAGACGGTGCTAAATGCTGCGATTGCAGGGGTCGCTGACTGTCCAGCAACCTCATTGATATAAACTCCGGGGGCTCCCCCGAAAGAAATTGTTGCCATTTCAATATGGTCAAAAGTCCCTTCTTTTCCTGGAGTGTGATGATGGCCTCGGGGTTGCTCCATCTACAGTCTCCGTAGAGTCACATCCAGGGTTCTGTCTCTTTTCGACGGCCCGCTCTATCCTCCGTTTCCGGTGCGGTCGTTATCGATTGCCCGTGAGGGCTTCAGTGGTGTCTTGTGTGTAGCCGTTCAATTCATTATAGTTGATGAGACCATATAAGCTGTATTTTGCTGTTTGAGCCTCATAATCTTTCAAAGATGAGAACGGAAAGATGTCTTCCAGTATCCCCGCATTTTCTGTGTTGGCGAAAAAGCCTGAGTTGTTGGTAGATGCTCTCAGTCTTGAGGTAGTTACATCAAGAGAAAGAACAGTGCCATCAGGCGGTTCTTCCATCACCGACCACTGAGGATTTTGCTCGATCACCGAGCGAAAGTCGAGCGAATTCGTGTAGTAGAAGTAGCCGAGTTTTCTCCAGGTGTCGCCTGGATTCCAAGTGATCGAGATGTTCATCGGTTAATCAGACGAAACCGCCGTTTTTACGAGCATTGAACATAAGACGAGCGGCGATCTCGCGACCCCGTGTTTTCTCAACACCTGCATCTTTGATGATTTGATCGACACCTGCTTTTTCCAGGGAAGCGGGAGTGATGGCGTTTTGGCGAATCTCTTGAAGACGCTCTTCAGTCATCGGCTTGAGTCCTTCGTCTTTCGGCTGCTCAGTGACCTCAGGATCCTTGCGTTTCGCCGCAAGCAATTCTTGGAGAGCGGTAGTATCAACCGGAGCCGCCTCAGCAGGCGTTTCCACCGCCACAGGAGTCTCTGGCTCCACGGCAGGTTCTTCAGAAGCGGGAGCTTCTTCAGGTGCTTGTGCTTCTTCGATGGGGGCTGCTTCCTCAGCAGCCGGTGCGTCTTCCCATGCTTCGTTCACATTCGGGGTGGACTTGTCGTCGGACTTGAAAGTGCCGTCATCTTGGCGAGCGCGACGTTTGCGAGTTGCCATAGTTACTTCCTACGATTATGTTTAGAAGAGAAAATGTTTTTGAAGGCGATTACGCCTAGTTGTGCGAGAGATTTGGGCGGAATGCCCATCCACGGTCGAGCTGGCATTTTGGATGTGCCAAATTGCTGATACGCGCCGTAGTTAGTGGTTTGAACTTTGAAGCCTTGTTGGTATGGGAGGATTTTTGCGTTATCCTGCATCCTTCCTGTTCTTCGAAGAATTGGTTCGCCCGGGTATTTCTTTTCTTTCCATGCAGCATACCCAGGCTTCAATGTCTCCCATGGTTTTCCTGTGGTGGGATTCTTCTCATCTTTCCAAAAAGGTTTTTGATCTTTAAGGAGGATGGGAGCCCACTCCCGTTGTGTAGGTTGCCACCAATTAAGGTTGATGGTTGGGAGATTTTTGACCTTGAATTCGATCATTTTCTTGAGGCTTTCTTCATTTCAGCTTGTTCAGCTTTGATATGCTGATTCTGAATCTCAATCATGAGTAGGATTTTGGGAACCGGGAGGGTTTCCATCCACTCTATCGAAGAATCCCAACGTTGCTTACAGAGATGATAAGCAGTTTGAAGCCACGCTTCAACCGTCATGATCTTTGCTGAGAGAACATTCTCCATGGCCCATTCGAAAGCCTTTCTTGTTTGGGAGATCGACAAATCGTCGAGGTTTTCTTCATCGAGAACCACTCGTCCAAGGATCTGAATGGCTATTTCGCCTTCTGGAAGCTTCTCATTCTGCAAGATTTGCACGAAGTAGAAATCTTTGGGTGTGAGATCGCGGAAATGAACTGGGCCTTTTCCATTCACCCACACCTCATAGGTGAAATCCTCTAGATCCCTGACTGTCAGTTTGGGTCGTCTTCCTCGTCAGTGCCGCTCGCTTTTGCGACTAAATCACTGACTTTACGGAAGTCTCGGACTCCAAGATCGAGGACCTCTTCGTAAGTGATCTTGTTGATCCCTACGCTGAGACGCTCAATGATCTTCATGCCCTTTTCGACATCACCGGCTTTGCTGAGATCCTTCTCCATATAGAGAAGATCTCGACCGGTCATCTCTCGGATGATGATCTCGCGTCCATCGCTCAGAGTGGTGCTGAATGTTAGAATGTCCTTTTTGGGAGCTGCGGATTTGGCGACCACTGCGGTTTCCTCTGTTTCCGAAACAATTTTCATGTGGTTGGTGACTTTTCGTCTGGTGTCTGGTACATTTTTACCCCAACTAGACATACAAAAGCCTCCAGAGCTTCGTAAGAAGCACCCGGAGGCAATTTCATAAGGTTCATGTTGGCGTAGGTGTGAGAAGTCTTCGCACCTTTGATGTCCCCGTAGAGAAATCTATCAAGTGCGTCGATCGCCCACTCCTCAGTATAGAGAACTTCGAGAGATGGAGAATCTTGGTCGTTCCATCTTGTGGATTGATTGGACATTTTCCCATACTTCATCAGCGCCCCATTCAGGTTCAACAATGAACGATGGGAACATGGTCACATAGCGGTAGAAGTTCTCCATCTCATCGATGTAGAAGTGGTGCTCGTTTTGACGAGACATGAACTCATCGCGAGCAACCCAATGTGCTGGTTGACGATGCCTCTTGTGAAGCTCCTCCCAGTGAAGTGGGGCGCACCAAGACCAAGGTTTGGTGACCCCCACGTGAATAACGTCGTGTATCTTACTCAGCTCAAATTCAAGATCCATGATTTCAACTAAGTGATCATGGTTTCTCTTTCGAAATCGCTCCAGAATGAAAGCGCAGAGGTAGCTGCGATCCCAAATCTGGTCCCCTCCCTCTTCAAGATTCCTTCGATACATATCGAAGATGTTCCCATCGAAAGGGTCGGGAGCATTGTGGTGTTTGACTTTGAATCCACTTAGAGCTGAGAGTTTGGAAGCTAAAGTTGATTTCCCGACTTGGTCGGGGCCTCCAAGAAGAATGAGCATGTGTTAGACTCGGCTGTAGCAGACGGAAACAACTCCCCGTGAGGGAGAGGCGATTTGAGAGAATGCACCATAAGAAAGGTCCAGGGCACGTCCGTAGACGTGTGGACCATCATCGTTGATGCGGACGATGACAGATTTGCCGTTGGCTTGGTTGGTCACTCGAACACGAGTTCCAAAAGGGAGACTCTTGTGGGCGGCCGTCAGGCCATAAGCATTGAACCTCTCGCCATTTGCGGTGGTTCGCCCGTGATAGCCGTCTCCAACTCCATAATGTGAAGCTTGAGTGCAGCTAGCGGCTTTGGCCTCTTGGGGTGCCAGTCCCGAGAAAACCAAAGTGGTGGCGGCGAGGCTCGAAAAAATAGAACGTAGCATTAAATTGGATTGAACTCTACACCTCCTGTCCGTCAGAGCGAATACGCGACGCGTTCCGCTTCTTCGATTGAGTAGTAATCCAGATTGACAGACACTCGGACCGAGGATGGAATCTCTCTACCCCGCTTGTCGAGTGGAATCACTTCAACATGAGGATAGAGACGTCGGAGCGGAGACAGGAACGACGCTGCGACCCGAGACTTTTTCTTGTTTGCTTTGCGTGGCATGATGCTTGACTAGTGTAGGAATTGTGAAATCAAAGTAAACCACGTTGGACGAGGGAGTAACGCGTTTTGAGCTTGTCGATGGCACCGATTTCACCCAGTTCACGCATGCTGAATTCCTTGCCCTCAGGCTCATCTCTCCCTTGAGGGTGAGAAGGACTGACGGTGCATTCGTGCGGCGATTTGCGAATGCGATCATCAATAGCCACAGAAGAGAAGAATGCACGACTTAATGGGAGATCATGTAAACCAACTGATGCTTGGAATCGTGCCCATGTGTAGAGGTGTGCGATCTGATAAGCTACCGCCCAAAGTTCGGTGTGCTTTTCAGGAGCCATCCACCAAATCTCGTCATGAATCGAGATGATAAAGCGAGCTTGTAGTTTGTATTCACGGATGAGCCAATGTGCCGCAGTGAGGATGGTTGCGAGGATTTCAGCGCCCGATGCCTGAATAGTCCAGTTAATGCGGCTGGTGAGGAAGTCATCACCAACGACATTGGGCCGCATCGCAGTGGAGATTTTGGTTCCCAAACATGGCAGAGTCGGCACCTTCTGTTTGAGAGCGATGTTCTCCATGAAATTGAAGCATCCACTGTCGGTGCCGCCACGCAGAGGTTCAGATCGATACTGTCTGAAACCCTTCTTTGCCTCCAGCATTTTGGTGGCAAGATTGTTCAGTTCTCGAGGGTTACGATCAGGGAATTTGCGACGAATGGTGTTGGCCACCGTACGAACACCCGCGCCATAGAGAACAGCGAAACCCACACCTTTGGCTGTGTCACGGTCAACACCAGCCACTTTGGCGAGTGCCGAGTGTGGATCAGTGCCATGCTCTTTCGCACCACTCAACACACTGAATCCCATCGGCGAGCCACCAACCACACCTGTGTCATAGGCATCACAATAGGCTGATGCGATTTGAAGTTCCTGACCGTCAAAGTCAGCTCCGACAATGCGCCACCCGTCTGGTGCTGACACCCGAGTTTTGAGTTCGGTTCCGATGCGATAGTTTTTGGTGGAGCACATGGTCACCATCAGCGGCTCCACAGTGCGTCGAGTCACAGTGCCATGAGCGAGGATCTCTGGGCAAGTGATGTAGGCATCTTCGCCGTGAGGATTGTGAGCCTTGACAAAGATGCGATCCATCACCCGCTTACGGACAGACGTCCAATAGGATGTGGCATTAGCAATCTCAAGAGCACGCTTCGCAGCGGGCAAATCGCTGCTGAGGCGGCCCACCTTCATGTCTTCCACGAAATCCTTCGAAAGCAGCACGCCAACATTGGACTTCTGATCTTTCGGGTGTGGAATTTTGACGAGTTCGCCCGCCTCATCGTAGAAGCACCACCCTTTATTCTTGACGTCCACAATTGGCGAACCTTCCCACTTCAGCTTCAGCATGATGTGGGCGAGCACACTTTTGGTCGTGATTCGCTTGTCAGGGTCTTTGATGAAGTCACGATACCAATTCGGGATGTTGGCGTATCTCCCTTTGGTGGTCTTCACTGACCAATCCAACTGTTCCAACCACGGATCAGCATTGACAAACTTCTCCGCTTTTGCCGGATCTTGGGAGTATTTTTCTCTCCACTCTTCGAATGCCTCGTGGGAGAGAGAACGACAAACATCACCCATCTCACGAATGTGCTCGTGGTAGGCATCCTCACACTGCTGAATCCACTCTTTCCAATTGTCAGGGAGGGGAATCACTGAACCGTTGAGGTGATACATGCCACACAGACCAACCAGACTCGGGGTGGAGTCGAGGTACTTCGGCCACAGTGCTTGAAACAACTCAGCAGTGTACAGAGCATCCTTGATGGCGTAGTCGAGAGCCTCGAAGATGGCAACACGAATACCAGCAAGGTCAGGAGAGTTGACGAACAAGTCGCGAACTTCCTTATCGCTGTATCCGAGTTTCTTGACTGTCTCATCACCAAAGTACTTCCGCACCTCATAGACGTGGAAGTTGTAACACTCAACCAAGGAGTTGGTAGCACCTTTCTCCAGCCACTTCGGAGCGAAGCGGAGTTTCCGCTTCTCATCCTCTGTCATTTCGTCAGGATCCTTACCAGCCAATACGTAAAGCCAACGCTGACCACCTGCAAGGCCAGACACACCGATGTGAGCTGAAAGAGTGTCAAAGTAGAAGTTTTCAGGTTCGGATCGATCAAGAGAATATGCCTCACGAGAGCGGACACGATCGTAGGAGATGTTGTGGCCAGCCACAAACCGATTCTCCCCGATGGGGATCATCTCATATTGGACCCACTGATCCTGCGGAAGCGACGGGTCAATGAGTTCATCAGCGATCCAAATGTACGCCGCTTCCGACGAGAGCGCGGTGCCGATGATTGGGAAGGCACCACCTTGCACGAAGGTCTCAGTATCAAAAGTGAACCCTGACTCAAGCGGATATGGGACCGTCTCTGTAGTCCACTGTTCAGATTTTTGACGGACGTAGCGAGTCCATCCAGGGTTGAGGACAATATCTTCAAGAGCCGGGATCGGCGGGAGGGGCGCTTTAGCGAAATCATCTGCGGCTTGTTTGTAGTGACCAATTTGTTCTTCTGCAATCTTCTCAAAGTGATCCTCAATGGTCACACCTTTGAGATCAGGCAGAGGGAGTGGCCCATCGTACATGCCATCTGCGTGACTGACAGGCACTGGGATTTTGAACTTTTCTAACAAAGAAATCGCCCGGTCCAACTGTTTTTGAGTCGGTTCCGGGCGAGGAACAGTGCCGAAAAGCTTCCGGTGAATCTCGTCTGAGACCACCGGATAACCGAGTTCGTTCTTGCGCATGAGCGGCACGTTGAGTTTTGTCATCAAAAGTAGTATAGCGTGGTTTGGCCACGGTGAAACCTAAACGACGGGGCCGACGTTGATAGGTCCGAGAGTGAGGTACGTGACGCCTTGGGAGTTGCGAGCCACAGCCTCGCCGCCAGCATCGCGATTGGAGCAGATGGATGTCAGTTTGACTTGAGTCCTTGGCTTCGCGAAACCAATAGGGGTGCCTTCCACACCAACGTTGTAATCGCTGTAGATGATCGGGTCAACCGAGCTGGCGAACACAGGCGGAGTGAGCTTGAGAAACTTTCCACCAGCGGTGTCACTCGTGACGGACAGTTTGCCTTGGTTGGCGATATGAGGTGTACCAACCATGGGACCCAGGACGTTGGAGGTGTCAACGTAGGTGACTTTATCCTTGATGTGCGTGAGAGTGCAGAGGACGTAGATGGAACTATCAGTCCAGCGACCGTTCTCGTTGAACACGTTGAGAGTTGTGTCACCTTCTTGAATCTTTTCATCAGTTCCGTCCGGGTACTCAACGTACCAATCCCAAGTTATCAAATCTCTGCCGTCAGGATCTGACGGGTAGTCGTAGTCAGGGGAAGTGTATGTGAGCGTAATTCCGTCACCGATGATCGTAGGTCCAGTGATGATGCCCGAGTGATTAATGACGAAACCGCCTGTCACCACTTTCTTGTAAGCAGTGACACTCACCACGACGCCAGCAACGTTCTTTGCTGTTGCTGCGACACCGATCTCCAGACCGATCATGTCGTCTGTCAGCTGCAGTGTCGTTCCTCCTTGCTGAATGACGCCTCCTTTTGGAGTCTGCCAGACCCAAGAGACCGTCGGCGTCGGGTCACCCGAGAAGGTCGCAGGGGTGTAGGTCAGTGTTTGGTTAGGGGTGTAATTCCCAGCGACTGACCCAGCCGTCACAACAGAAGGCGGAGTCGCAATGACGGCAGGTGAGACAAACTGTGGACAC